ATGGGCGGCGTATGAGAGTAGCCCAAATTAAAACTACCCATTATGGAGAAAGTTCACGTTGATATCGAGGAGGATAGCCCCTTCCTCAGAGCTTTGCAACGGAGCTTCCCCCAGTTTGAGGTAGAAGCCAAGCAGGTCACAGACAATGACCATGCTAATGCTAGAGCGTTTTCGCATCTAGCTTCCAAACTGATCGAAACGGAGGTAGAACCATCCGACACGATCCTAGACATTGGAAGTGCGCCCGCCCGCAGAATGTATTCAAAACACAAGTACCATTGTGTCTGTCCGATGAGATGTGCTGAAGACCCGGACAGATTATTTAAGTATGCAGCCAAGCTGAAGAAGAATTGTAAAGACATAACAGACAAGGACCTAGACAAAAAGATGGCAGAGCTCGCAGCTGTCATGGAGGACCCCGATTTGGAGCAGGATACCATATGTTTGCATGATGATGAAACGTGCCGCTATGAAGGACACGTTGCTGTTTACCAGGACGTCTATGCGGTAGACGGTCCCACCAGCATTTACCATCAAGCAAATAAAGGTGTAAGAGTGGCCTATTGGATCGGCTTTGATACCACGCCGTTTATGTTTAAAAATTTGGCCGGAGCCTATCCTTCCTACTCTACAAATTGGGCTGACGAAACAGTGTTGACAGCCCGTAACATCGGCTTATGCAGCTCAGATGTCATGGAAAGGTCCCGTAGAGGTTTGTCTATTTTAAGGAAGAAATATTTAAAACCATCGAATAACATCATATTTTCAGTGGGTTCCACCATCTACCATGAAAAAAGAGACTTGTTAAAAAGTTGGCACCTACCTTCTGTGTTTCACCTACGTGGCAAGCAGAATTACACATGTCGGTGTGAGACGATAGTGAGTTGCGACGGGTACGTCGTAAAACGGATCGCTATCAGTCCAGGCCTGTATGGGAAACCGTCGGGCTATGCTGCCACTATGCATCGCGAGGGATTCTTGTGCTGCAAGGTAACAGATACGCTCAACGGGGAGAGGGTCTCTTTTCCCGTCTGCACGTATGTGCCAGCGACTCTATGCGACCAAATGACCGGCATATTGGCTACAGATGTCAGTGCCGAAGACGCACAAAAGCTGTTGGTTGGGCTCAACCAACGCATTGTCGTAAATGGCCGCACACAGAGAAATACTAATACTATGAAAAACTATTTATTACCAGTAGTTGCACAGGCTTTTGCCAGGTGGGCTAAAGAATACAAAGATGACCAAGATGATGAGAGACCGCTAGGGTTACGGGACCGACAGCTCGTGATGGGCTGTTGTTGGGCATTTAAGAAACACAAGATTACATCTGTGTATAAACGTCCCGACACTCAAACGGTTATCAAGGTACCTAGTGACTTCCATTCCTTTGTGCTACCCAGACCTGGTAGCAATACATTGGAAATTGGGCTTAGAACCCGGATAAAGAAGTTACTGGAAGATAAAAAGATACCACCACCTATAATTACTCCAGAAGACGTCTCAACAGCAAAAGAAGCCGCAGCGGAAGCCAAGGAGATTAGGGAGGCTGAGGAGTTGCGAATCGCACTACCCCCTATAGTGCCGGACGTGGAAGAACCAACTCTAGAAGCCGACGTGGACTTGATGCTGCAAGAGGCAGGCGCTGGTTCCGTCGAGACTCCCAGAGGATTAATCAAAGTTACTAGCTACTCTGGTGAGGATAAGATTGGTTCTTATGCCGTGTTGTCGCCTCAAGCCGTCCTGAGAAGTGAAAAACTGTCCTGCATACACCCCCTTGCGGAGGAAGTCATCGTAATAACGCACGCAGGAAGGAAAGGACGCTATGCTGTTGAGCCGTATCATGGCAAAGTGGTGGTCCCTGAAGGACATGCGATCCCTGTAGCAGACTTTCAGGCTCTCAGTGAGAGCGCTACTATTGTGTACAACGAACGAGAGTTTGTGAACAGGTACTTGCATCACATCGCCATTAATGGAGGAGCCTTGAATACCGATGAAGAGTACTATAAAGTGGTCAAACCTACCGAGTATGATGGAGAGTACTTGTATGATATTGACAGGAAACAGTGTGTCAAGAAAGAACAGGTGTCTGGCCTCGGCCTGACAGGTGAGCTGGTAGAGCCTCCATTTCACGAATTCGCGTATGAAAGCCTGAAGACCAGACCGGCAGCTCCATATCAAGTGCCTACCATAGGAGTGTACGGAGTACCAGGCTCGGGTAAGTCAGGAATTATAAAAAGTGCCGTTACCAAGAGAGATCTGGTGGTCAGCGCAAAGAAGGAAAATTGCGCCGAGGTTATCCGCGACGTGAAGAAAATGCGAGGCTTAGACATAGTGGCACGCACTGTAGATTCAGTGCTGCTGAATGGCTGCAAGCACCCAGTTGATACACTGTACATTGATGAGGCTTTTGCTTGTCATGCCGGGACCCTCCGCGCTTTGATTGCAATTATTAAACCAAAAAAGGCAGTTCTCTGCGGAGACCCGAAGCAGTGCGGCTTCTTTAATATGATGTGCCTCAGAGTGCATTTCAATCACGAAATTTGCACGCAGGTGTTCCATAAAAGCATATCCCGTAGGTGCACTAAATCGGTCACATCCGTGGTGTCTACGCTGTTTTATGACAAGAAGATGCGCACTACTAATCCCAGGGAGACAAAAATTGAAATTGACACCACAGGGAGTACAAAGCCTAGAAAAGATGATCTCATATTGACGTGCTTCAGGGGATGGGTAAAGCAGCTGCAAATTGACTACAAGGGCAATGAAATCATGACGGCGGCAGCCTCACAGGGATTAACCCGAAAAGGGGTTTATGCCGTCAGGTATAAAGTCAATGAGAATCCCCTATACGCCGCAAATTCAGAGCACGTCAACGTCCTACTCACTCGTACAGAGGATAGGATTGTGTGGAAAACCCTGGCAGGAGATCCTTGGATTAAAACTCTTACGGCCAAGTACACCGGTGACTTTACTGCTACCTTGGAAGAATGGCAACAAGAGCATGACGCCATTATGAAGCACATTCTGGAAAGACCTGATCCTGCGGACGTGTTCCAGAATAAAGCCAATGTGTGCTGGGCTAAAGCCTTAGTACCCGTACTGAAGACTGCAGGTATTGACCTAACGGCAGAGCAGTGGAACACCATTGTCCAATTCAGAGATGACAAGGCTCACTCGGCAGAAATAGCACTCAACCAATTGTGTGTACGGTTCTTTGGACTAGATTTGGATTCAGGGTTGTTTTCTGCCCCCACTGTGCCGTTGTCTATAAAAAATAACCACTGGGATAATTCACCTTCACCCAATATGTACGGGTTGAATAAGGAAGTAGCGCGACAACTTTCTCGACGCTACCCGCAGCTTCCTCGTGCAGTGGCGACTGGCAGAGTTTTGGACATGAATACTGGGACCCTGCGTGGTTACGACCCATGCATTAATCTTGTGCCCGTTAATCGGAGGCTACCGCATGCATTGGTAACGCACCATTCAGAGCAACCACGCAGCGATTTTTCGGCATTTGCCAGCAAGTTGAGGGGTAGGACTGTCCTGGTTGTAGGAGAGAAACTAAACATAACCGGGAAAAATGTTGACTGGCTATCCGAAAGTCCCGAAGCCACTTTCAAATCGCGCCTGGATCTCGGTATCCCGCACGAACTGCCCAAATATGACATTGTGTTTGTGAATGTCCGGACACCTTACAAGTACCATCACTACCAGCAGTGTGAAGACCATGCGATCAAGCTCAGTATGTTGACAAAGAAAGCGTGCTTACATCTTAATCCTGGTGGAACCTGTGTCAGCATTGGCTATGGCTACGCAGATCGAGCCAGTGAAAGCATTGTCGGAGCTATTGCAAGGCAGTTTAAGTTCTCCCGAGTGTGTAAGCCAAAAGTATCAACGGAGGAGACAGAGATACTATTTGTCTTCATAGGGTATGACCGGAAGGTTCGTACACACAATCCCTATAAATTGTCTTCAACATTGACCAACATTTACACAGGCTCACACTTACATGAGGCAGGCTGCGCTCCATCCTACCATGTAGTGCGTGGTGATATTGCCAATGCTGAGGAGGGAGTAATTGTCAACGCCGCTAATAGCAGAGGGCAACCTGGGGGTGGGGTATGTGGAGCTCTTTACAAACGCTTCCCGGAGAACTTCGACCTGCAGCCCATAGAGGTCGGCAAGTCAAGGCTGGTTAAAGGGGCGGCTAAACATATCATTCATGCAGTAGGACCCAATTTTAATAAGGTGTCGGAACTTGATGGGGACAAGCAATTGGCAGAAGCTTATGAATCAGTAGCTAAAATCATTAATGATAATCATTACCGCACCGTGGCAATTCCGCTGCTGTCGACAGGTATTTTTGCCGGAAACAAAGACAGACTCATGCAGTCATTAAATCACCTGCTTACGGCATTAGACACTACCGATGCAGATGTAGCTATATACTGCAGAGATAAGAAGTGGGAAACTACTCTGAAGGAAGTTATAGCACGGAGAGAGGCTGTCGAAGAGATATGTATCTCTGAAGACGCATCCGTAGCAGAACCTGACGCAGAGCTGGTAAGAGTACATCCCAAAAGTTCGCTGGCAGGACGCAAAGGCTTTAGCACGGTCGACGGGAAAACATTTTCATATTTGGAAGGGACTAAATTTCATCAGGCAGCGAAGGATGTGGCCGAGATTAATGCGATGTGGCCCACAGTTACCGAGGCTAATGAGCAAATATGCCTGTACATTTTGGGCGAAAGTATGAGCAGCATCCGATCGAAGTGCCCCGTTGAAGAATCTGAGGCGTCAACTCCACCCAGCACGTTGCCGTGTCTCTGTATCCATTCTATGACACCGGAACGAGTACACAGGCTTAAGGCCTCACGTCCAGAGCAAATAACGGTGTGTTCGTCGTTTCCCCTACCCAAGTACAGAATCACCGGGGTGCAGAAGATTCAATGCGCTCAGCCTATACTCTTCCTCCCGAAAGTGCCGGAACATATCCATCCACGCAGGTATCTTCCCCCGCAGGAGAACAGAGAGGAAGAGGAGAATTCTGTGGAAACGCTGCCTGAATCGCCTGAAATTCCTACAGTTGCTGCCGCCTCTGAAATTGACACCCAAACGGAAGAGACCATGAGCATAACGTCGGAAACGACTGTTGCCTCGTTCGTGCCTAACGAAATTGTGGTCGAGGCGGAAATACACTCGGATCTCATGCGATTCTCCTCTGACTGGTCCATTCCTCAAGCCTCTGACTTTGACGTTGACAGCGTGTCGGTTCAAGGTACTGTGGACATATTTAACAGTGCGCTGCAGGAGGATGCGCGTAGCGCCGTATCATCTTACTGCTCGGGAATAAAACCCATTCCCGCGCCACGTACCGTTTTTATCCAGCCACCGAAACCTCGCAGAAGACGTCGTAAGTCGAAGGCCAGTACCAGTTCTACGGCTCCCTTGGTAACTGTGTCCAGCGCCACTTCGAGATCTAGTTTGGTGTCTAACCCACCCGGAAGAAAAGGGGTTATTACCAGAGAGGAGTTCGAAGCCTTCGTCGCGCAACAACAATGACGGTACGAAGCGGGTGCGTACATCTTCTCCTCCGACACCGGTCAAGGGCATCTACAACAAAAATCTGTGAGGCAAACAGCGCTGTCCGAAGTGGTGCTTGAACGGACGGAGTTGGAGAATTCGTACGCCCCGCGCCTCGACTTAATAAAAGAGGAAAGTTTACGTAAGAAATTGCAATTGAATCCGACACAGGCTAATAGGAGCAGGTATCAATCCAGAAGAGTGGAGAATATGAAAGCAGTGACCACCAAAAGACTACTCGGCGGACTGGGACATTACTTGAAGTCTGAAGGAAAAGTTGAATGTTACCGTACATTGTACCCCGTCCCCTTGTATTCAGCAAGCGTTAACCGCGTTTTCTCGAATCCTCGAGTGGCAGTCGAAGCGTGTAATGCTATGCTAAAGGAGAACTTTCCAACAGTGGCTTCGTACTGCATAACACCAGAGTACGATGCGTACATGGACATGGTGGACGGCGCCTCTTGTTGTTTAGACACTGCGAGTTTTTGCCCTGCCAAATTGCGTAGTTTTCCTAAGAGACATGCTTATTTGGAGCCGACCATTCGCTCAGCAGTGCCGTCTGCTATACAAAATACCTTGCAGAATGTACTAGCAGCGGCCACCAAACGGAACTGCAATGTTACACAAATGAGAGAGCTACCTGTGTTGGATTCCGCCGCCTTCAATGTAGAGTGCTTTAAGAAGTATGCATGCAATAATGAATATTGGGAAACATATAAGGAATGTCCTATTAGATTAACTGAAGAGAATGTGACTAATTATATTACTAAATTGAAAGGTCCGAAGGCGGCTGCTTTGTATGCTAAAACCCACAACCTTAGCATGCTTCAGGACATTCCCATGGATAGATTTGTTATGGATTTAAAAAGAGATGTGAAGGTGACACCTGGTACCAAACATACGGAGGAGAGACCCAAGGTACAGGTAATCCAGGCAGCAGATCCATTGGCCACAGCCTACTTATGCGGGATTCATCGTGAACTGGTGCGGAGGTTAAACGCAGTTTTACTGCCGAACGTCCATACCTTGTTCGACATGTCCGCTGAGGATTTCGATGCCATTATTGCTGAACATTTCCAACCTGGGGACAGTGTGTTGGAGACCGACATCGCTTCGTTCGATAAGAGCGAGGACGATGCGATGGCACTGACAGCATTGATGATCCTGGAAGATTTAGGCGTAGACCAAGAGTTGCTTACGTTGATTGAAGCCGCATTCGGAGAAATATCATCCATCCACCTTCCCACGAAAACTAAATTTAAATTTGGTGCTATGATGAAATCTGGTATGTTTCTTACCCTGTTTGTGAATACAGTTATTAATATTGTTATAGCCAGCAGAGTGCTCCGAGAACGCCTGACACAGTCGCCTTGCGCTGCATTTATCGGCGATGACAACATTGTTAAAGGCGTTAAATCGGATAAGTTGATGGCCGACAGGTGTGCCACGTGGTTGAACATGGAGGTAAAAATTATTGATGCCGTAGTAGGAATAAAGGCCCCGTACTTTTGCGGCGGGTTTATCCTGTGTGACACGGTAACCGGCACGGCATGTCGTGTGGCCGATCCTTTGAAGAGACTGTTTAAACTCGGGAAACCTCTCGCGGCTGACGATGAACACGATGACGATCGTCGCCGCGCTCTGCAGGAGGAATCAGCCCGCTGGAACCGCGTAGGCATACACTCTGAATTATGCAAGGCGGTGGAGTCACGTTACGAGACCACAGGCACGTCCGTGATTATAACAGCTATGACCACCTTGGCACAGAGTGTTCCTGCGTTCAAGCACCTGAGAGGAAACCCAGTAACTCTCTACGGCTGACCTGAATGGACTGTAACGTAGTTCAGTCCGCAACCATGTTCCCTTACCAATCCACAATGTTTCCAATGCAACCAGCGCCTTTTCGCAACCCGTACGCTCCTCCTAGAAGACCGTGGTTCCCTAGAACCGATCCCTTCTTAGCCATGCAGGTGCAGGAGTTGGCCCGATCAATGGCGAGCTTGACGTTTAAACAGCGTCGAGATACGCCACCCGAGGGGCCACCTGCTAAGAAGAAGCGTAAGGAGCCTCAACAGCAGGTAGCTCAGGCGCAGGTTAAGAAAAAGAACGGAAAACCGAAGAAGAAGAAAAGTAACGGAGCACCACCCCCAAAAAATCAGAAGAGCACCAAGAAGAAGACCAATAAGAAACCTGGAAAAAGACAACGGATGGTTATGAAGTTAGAATCAGACAAAACATTTCCTATTTTGCTGGATGGAAAAATTAATGGATATGCTTGCGTTGTTGGAGGAAAGCTATTTCGACCCATGCACGTGGAAGGCAAAATTGACAATGAAACTCTTGCCTCCCTGAAGACGAAGAAGGCATCCAAATACGACCTAGAGTATGCCGATGTTCCTCAAAGCATGCGAGCAGATACCTTTAAATACACACATGATAAGCCTCAAGGGTATTATAATTGGCATCACGGCGCCGTGCAGTATGAAAATGGGAGATTCACGGTGCCGAAAGGTGTGGGAGCGAAAGGAGACAGTGGACGCCCCATACTAGATAATCAAGGCAGAGTCGTGGCCATTGTGCTGGGAGGGGTGAATGAAGGATCCAGGACAGCTTTGTCCGTAGTTATGTGGAATGAAAAAGGGGTCACCGTAAAATATACACCAGAAAACTGTGAGCAATGGTCACTAGTTACCACCATGTGTCTTCTCGCCAATGTTACGTTCCCTTGTTCCACTCCACCAATTTGCTACGACCGAGCACCCGCAGAAACCCTGATGATGCTTAGCAAGAACATTGACAATCCTGGCTATGATGAATTGCTGGAAGCAGTGCTGAAATGCCCCGGCAGACAGAAGAGATCTACGGAGGAGTTATTTAAGGAGTACAAACTTACACGTCCGTACATGGCCAAGTGTGTGCGGTGTGCCGTTGGAAGTTGCCACAGCCCGATCGCTATAGAAGCAGTAAGAAGCGACGGGCATGACGGCTACATCCGAATACAGACATCATCACAGTACGGTTTAGACCCCTCCGGGAACGTTAAGAGCAGAGTTATGAGGTATAATCTGTATGGCAAGATCGTAGAAGTTCCATTACATCAGGTTTCATTACACACATCTCGGCCTTGCCACATTATTGATGGTCACGGATATTTCCTCCTCGCACGCTGCCCAGAGGGCGACTCTATCACCATGGAGTTTAAGAAGGATTCCGTCACCCATTCCTGTTCAGTGCCTTATGAAGTGAAATTCACACCCGTGGGCAGAGAATTATATAGCCATCCCCCAGAACACGGCACAGAACATCCGTGCCGTGTGTATGTCCACGACGCCCAGCAAAAAGATGCGTATGTGGAGATGCACCTGCCCGGGTCCGAAGTTGACAGTTCCCTGCTCTCCATGAGCGGTAGAGCGGTCCGGGTAACACCACCATCAGGGCAAAGTGTCCTTGTGGAGTGCAACTGTGGCTCCGCTGTGTCAGAAACCATAAACACTGCAAAATCATACAGCCAATGCACAAAAACATCACAATGCCGCGCGTACCGTCTGCAGAATGATAAGTGGGTATACAATTCAGACAAACTTCCAAAGGCATCGGGAGAAACGCTGAAAGGGAAACTGCATGTACCTTATCTCCTTTCCGAAGCGAAGTGTACCGTACCTTTAGCACCCGAGCCAATAGTAACCTTCGGCTTTCGATTCGTATCTTTGAAATTGCATCCACGGAATCCGACATATTTGACTACCCGCCAGCTAGATGGAGAACCGAATTACACCCACGAGCTAATTTCAGAACCAACAACTAGAAATTTTACAGTGACTGAGCATGGATGGGAATACGTTTGGGGTAATCACCCGCCTCAGAGGTACTGGGCACAGGAGACAGCTCCAGGCAACCCGCATGGGCTGCCGCACGAGGTGATTACTCATTACTATCACAGGTACCCAATGTCCACGATTTTCGGACTATCGATTTGCGCCGCAGTGGTAACCACCTCAATAGCCGCATCCACCTGGCTGTTGTGCAAGTCGAGAGTATCTTGTTTGACTCCGTATCGACTGACCCCGAATGCTCAGTTACCTGTGTGTCTAGCCTTCCTGTGCTGCGCGAGGACAGCCCGTGCAGAGACCACATGGGAATCACTAGACCATTTATGGAACCATAATCAACAGATGTTCTGGAGTCAACTGCTCATTCCCCTAGCCGCGCTCATTGTGGTGACCCGCTTGCTGAAGTGCATGTGTTGCGTCGTTCCTTTTTTAGTCCTAGCAGGCGCCGCAAGCGTCGGCGCCTACGAACACGCAACCACGATGCCGAATCAGGTGGGGATCCCGTATAATACAGTAGTCAACCGCGCAGGGTACGCACCATTGGCAATCAGCATTATTCCAACCAAGATACGGCTAATTCCTACTTTGAATTTAGAATATATTACATGCCACTATAAGACAGGATTAGATTCACCTTTCATTAAATGCTGCGGAACGCAGGAATGCCCCAAAGTGAATAGACCCGATGAACAGTGTAAAGTCTTCACGGGGGTGTATCCGTTTATGTGGGGAGGCGCCTACTGCTTCTGTGACTCTGAAAACACGCAAATTAGTCGAGCGTATGTGATGAAATCAGATGACTGCTCAGCTGACCACGCCTTGGCCTACAAAGCTCATACTGCCTCAGTCCAAGCTTTTCTGAATATAACTGTGGGAGAGCAATCGACGACAGCGGTAGTGTACGTGAATGGAGAAACACCGGTCAATTTTAACGGCATTAAATTGGTTGCAGGCCCTTTATCAACTGCCTGGACCCCATTTGATCGGAAAGTGGTGCAGTACGCCGGAGAGATCTACAATTATGACTTCCCGGAGTACGGAGCTGGGCATGCAGGGGCGTTCGGGGATCTTCAAGCCAGAACAATCACCAGTAATGACCTGTACGCCAACACGAATTTAGTATTGCAAAGACCCAACACAGGCACCATCCATGTTCCTTACACGCAGGCACCGTCAGGCTTTGAGCAGTGGAAGAAAGACAAACCACCATCATTAAAGTACACCGCACCATTTGGGTGCGAAATTCATGTGAATCCCGTCAGAGCTGAGAATTGCGCAGTAGGATTTATACCATTAGCCTTCGACATACCCGATGCCTTGTTTACCAGGGTGTCAGAAACACCGACGTTGTCGAGCGCTGAGTGCTCCTTGAATGAGTGTACATACTCAACGGACTTTGGCGGGATCGCCACTGTCAAGTACTCGGCTAGTAAATCAGGCAAATGCGCAGTACATGTTCCCTCAGGCACTGCAACTCTGAAAGAGTCATTGGTGGAAGTGGTCGAACAAGGGTCAATGACCCTTCACTTTTCGACCGCCAGTATACACCCAGAGTTTAAATTGCAGATCTGTACGAAGGTACTCACATGTAAAGGCGACTGTCATCCGCCTAAAGACCATATTGTGACGCACCCCCAGCACCACGCCCAGACATTTACAGCTGCGGTATCCAAGACCGCTTGGACGTGGTTAACGTCACTCTTAGGAGGGTCAGCAGTAATTATTATAATTGGCCTTGTATTAGCAACTGTTGTTGCTATGTATGTGCTGACCAACCAGAAACATAATTAGACCACAGCAGCGATTGGAAAGCTGCCTATTAGAAACATGTAGCGGCAATTGGCAAGCCGCCTATAAATGTTTAGCAGCAATTGGCAAGCTGCATATATAAATTACCTAGCGGCAATTGGCACGCCGCTTATAAAATTTTTATTTTCTTTTACCAATAATTGGATTTTGTTTTTAATATTTC